CAGCGACGCTCCGTTCAGCGACGCATCGTCCAGCGACGCTCCGTTCAGCGACGCTCCGTTCAGCGACGCTCCGTCCAGCGACGCATCGTCCAGCGACGCATCGTCCAGCGACGCATCGTTCAGAATTGCACGCCGGCCCCCTTCCCGTCCCAGTAGCCACGCCCGATGCTCGGTGAGCACATTCGCCAATTCCTCCGGTGTCGGCTTCCAGCCCGGTTCGCCGCGTTGCGGTTTGCGGTCAGCTATCTGTGATTCGCTGCTCATGATTTCGCGCTCCTAATTTGCCACTTCTTCCTCTGATTTTCCGCCCACCTACTCACGCTGTCGAGCGGCCCGTGCACATTGATCTGCGGCCGCGCGCCGTTCGTCCGTGGTAACCGCTCGACCAGTGCCCGTCGTAGCAGGCAGTCGCAACGCTCGACGATTTCTAGCAGCCGTAGCTCACGCTCGATTCGCTGGGCGTGGTCGATAACGCGGCGACGTCGGCGGCGTTCGTAGATGGCTTCTGGTATCATGGTTTCAAAGAATATCAAATTTACTATTGCACAGTCAATAGTAGATTGATATATTTATTTCCGTCGATACGAAACAGGAGCCAAAAACGAATGGCCGCAACAAAAAAACCAGGACTGAAAGGCCATATGACCGCAACGCAAATCGCAGACCGGTATGGCATTAGCCACCAGCTAGTAGCCCAGTGGCGACGAGCCGGGAAGCTGCCATTCCGTCGCGACGAGGACGGTCGTTATTACTATCCGGTGCCGAGCGTGAAGCAGGTGGTTGGATGGTTTTTGTGGCGGAAGGGTATCAAAATATGAAGCGAGACATGGGCAGCGACGTGACGAACAGCGGGCCGGTCGACGGCCAGGATGATTGCCTGGAATCGCAACTGGAGACGGCATTGCAGGCGGGTGACGCGGCGGACGCGCAACCCACGGCGGAACCGGTCGAATCCGAACCGGCCAAGGAACCGGCGACGCCCGTGCAGCCCGAGGCGAAGGTGCCGCTCACGGACGGCGAACTCTTGGCGGAGATCGAGGCCGCGGCGAAGGTGGCACGTGAACGGGAGCGGGAATTGCAGGCTGCGGAATCGGGGCTGAAGGTCGCCAAGGAACATGTCAAGGCGTGCGAGGGGAACCTGCACGCGGCGTTACGCAAGGTGTGCCAACTTTCGCTCCACGAGGACATGCCGCTCTTCTCACAGCACGCGAACGGAACCGGCGAGTGCGCGGCTTCCGCCACCCTGGACGGAGAGACGGTGCCTATGCAGTCGGCCAACGACTCCTGGCGGTCCGTGCGGCTCGACTCGCTGGACGATCCCGATTTTACGCCGAGCCTGCTGAAGAAGCTGGCGGCAGCGGAGATTGAGACGATCGGGCAACTGGTCGACTATCAGGCGACGGGCAAATGGATCACTTCGATTCACGGCATCGGCCAGGCGGCGGGAGACAAATTGGCCGATGCGATGGAGCGGTTTTGGGCGGCGCACCCAGAGTACGCTCGCTGAGGGACAAGGAGGTTGGAATGGATTACGCATCATTTATTGCAGGCAAATGCCAGTCGCGTTCACATGGATTCGACCCGATTTGGATTCCCGATTTTCTTTTCGATTTCCAGGTGTCGCTCGTCGAATGGGCTATCGGCAAAGGCCGAGCGGCTATTTTTGCCGAGTGCGGTCTCGGAAAAACTCCGATGCAGCTCGTCTGGGCTGAGAATGTAATTCGCCACACAAACAAACCTGTACTCCTGGTGACGCCGATCGCGGTCGGATCACAGGCAGAACGCGAAGCCGTCAAGTTCGGCATCGAGGCAAAACGAACCCGTGATGGCAAGATGGCCGGCGATAAGTGTATATGGATCACGAACTACGAACAATTGCATAAGTACGATCCGGCGATGTTTGGCGGATGCGTGTGCGACGAATCGTCAGCGATCAAAGACTTTAAGACGGATCGAAAAAAGGTAGTGGTCGAGTTTATGCGGACAATACCGTATCGCCTGTTATGCACAGCGACGGCCGCACCGAATGACTACTGGGAACTCGGCACTTCCAGCGAAGCGTTGGGGTATCTCGGCTATCGTGATATGCTAACGCACTTTTTCAAAGAGGAAGTAAAAAAGGATTATCTAGGGTGGGGTCGAACGAAATACCGTTTTCGTGGACACGCGGAGCAACCATTCTGGCAGTGGGTCTGTTCATGGGCACGTTCACTACGCAATCCGTCCGACCTTGGATTCGACGATAGCCGGTTCGCTCTTCCTGATTTGATTGAACATGAAATTGTCGTCAAACTCGATTCTCCGCGCAATGGCCTGCTGTTCGATATGCCGGCTAGCGACATGCGGGAAGAGCGTGCCGAACGGCGGCGAACGATCAAGGAACGCTGTGAACGAGCGGCGGCCATCGCCAATGAATGCACGGATGCGTCGGTTGTTTGGTGCGACCTGAACCCAGAAGGGGACTTGCTGGAGTCGCTGCTCGACGATTGCGTTCAGGTCAAGGGTAGCATGTCTGACCAGGCGAAAGAAGAGGCGTTGCAGGCGTTCTCTTTTGGCCAGATCAGGCAGATGGTAATCAAACCGAAAATTGGAGCATGGGGACTAAACTGGCAGCACTGTGCTAATGTCGTTGAGTTCCCCACGCATTCGTTCGAACAACACTATCAGCTAGTTCGCAGATGTCATAGGTTCGGCCAGACACGGCCGGTCCATGTATCGTCAGTGATTTGCGACAGCGAACAGGGAATCGTGGCTAACCGACGACGCAAAGCTAATCAGGTCGACACGATGTTTACCAGTATCGTTCGCCATATGGGCGATGAGTTGCATCTTGTTTCGCATGATAATTTCCCCGTAAAAGAGGATTGCCCGGCATGGCTGTGATCGACCAGGAAGTCACGGACAGATATGCGATTTACAACGGTGATTCTGCGGAAGTGCTGCAATCTATTCCGGATGAATCCGTAGGGTTGAGTATCTACTCCCCTCCGTTCGCGACGGAGAATGGAGGGGCACTGTACAATTACAGTTCGTCGCTCCGTGACTTGTCGAACTCGCGAACGTACAAGGAGTTTTTCGATCATTACCGCTTTATTGTCGAGCACATTGCCCGCGTCACGAAACCCGGTCGCATCTCGGCAGTGCATTGCATGGACGTTCCGAAACAGGGAGCGAACATCTGCGGATACTCCGACTTTCCCGGCCACATTATCGCTCTTCATGAATCGCTAGGCTTCGACTACTTACCGCGTATCTGCATATGGAAAGAACCGCTTGCCGTTCGAAATCGGACGATGGCAAAAGCTCTTGCCCATCGCCAGATCGTAGAGGATTCTACGAAGACGAACGTCGCGGCCGCCGACTACCTTATTCCGTTTCGCAAGCGAGGGGACAATCCGGAGCCGGTAGTGCATCCGACCGGACTATCTGAGTATGCCGGAGAGCGTACCGTTCCGGCCGAACTCCATCGCTATCGCAACTGGAAAGGAAACCAGATAGAGAACCGGTATTCACATTGGATTTGGCGGAACTATGCTTCGTGCTTTTGGGACGATATTCGTTTGGGTCGCGTGCTCCCCTACGAAGAGAGTAAGGACGAAGGTGACGAGCGGCATATGCACCCGTTGCAGTTGGATGTAGTGGAACGAGCAGTCATATTATGGAGCAATCCCGGCGACGTGGTATTGACCCCATTTATGGGTGTTGGCAGCGAAGTGTACGGGGCGGTGACGGCCAGAAGAAAAGGCATCGGTATCGAACTAAAGCCATCGTTCTATCGTCAGGCAGTAAAGAATCTTCACAAAGCCGTTGAAGAGTCGTCGACCCACAAGGAGCAATTATTGTTTTCATAATCCACCAACAGGAAAGGAATCCACCATGTTAGTTCTCTCACGCCACACCAACGAAAAGATCATCATAGGCGACGACGTCGTTATTACGGTCGTCGAGATTCGCGGCGAAAAAGTGAAGATCGGGATTGAGGCTCCGAGGTCGACCAGCGTACATCGTGAAGAGGTCTGGCTGTCGATCCAGGGGCATCGGGAGGCGGCGGAATGACGTTCGACGAACTCCTCTCCGTGGTCCCTGGATTGCGGAAAGCCAGACGACTTAATGCCGCACTACTCCGAATCCTGCTCGATCGCCGACGACGCGAATGTACATGGTGTGGCATGACGGTGCCACGTGGCCGTATCGCGTGGTGTTCAGATAAATGCGTCGCTGATTTTCGTGAACGATGCGACCCGGCGGCATCTGTTAAGGCGGTATTTCGTCGCGATAATGGCCGGTGCCGACGTTGTGGCCGTGACGTAGAAAAATCAAAACGAGTGTATGTAGCCTACCTGCGTGACTGGCCGGGCAACTGGCGATATCCAGAACAGCATAATAAGGTAAAGGTGATGCTAGGGTTTGGTCGCGGGGGATGGTGGGAGATTGACCACACGATACCGGTATGCGAGGGTGGCGGACTGTGCACGATCGATAATCTGCGACTGATGTGTGGGGCGTGCCATGATGATGAGACTCGGAATCTATCGCGACGACAACGGCGACAGCGGGAGTTGAGCAAATGAAACTCGAATCGAAATGGGGCGAGTCTGGCCCGTTGCGGCCGAACGAAGTCGAATCGGTGGAGGTCGACCTGACGATAGAGTACGGCTGCACCGGCTCCTGTGAGATGAGCTTTATCTACGTTTACGGCTGCGATGTATTCGGCGCAGTAATTCTCGGTCGCACGATCGACTTTTGGTGGCCGCCCGAACTCGGCGGGGAGTGGTGATGAAGAAACGACGTTATTGGCCCGTGTCAGTGAAGTGGCGCTGGCACGAACGAAATTACACACGCCTCTACGGAATCCGGACGCACGCGTGCCTTACCCGTGACGGCACGGTCGGCGGATGGGTGCTGCACTTGTGGGCCGTGAAAGTGGTGTTTGGATGAACGGCATGGCTCGCAAAAAGGCACGAAAGGCACATGAGGCAAAGTATTCCGATGGTGTGCCGCGTGACCCAAGAGATTGGACGGTAGAGGATTGGAATGATCTGTATAAGGCGATGGAATGGTTGAAGCGTCGAGTCGCCAAACGGCATGCTGAGAAATGCAAAGAATCGGAACTCGGTGGGGAGGGGTGAGGGGATGAATGGAGCGGACACGGACAACATTCTTTTGAGACTCGAAGCGATCGAACGCACGAACGGCGTCATTCTGGCCGACATGAAGCGGCTCGCTGACGCGGACGTGGTACGACGGATCGACGACATGAAATGCGCCATCTGCATCTTGTCTACCAACGTCGACAACCTCACGACGCTGGCCGAGCGGGCAGGGCATTCGCCACAGATGAGCGTGCGATTGCAGGTCGCGGCGCAGATAGCATCCGGAATCAATGTAGCTCATTGGCACATTGAAACTGTCGCTGACATGGCACTAGCTACCGCCGACGCTCTGATCGCGGCGAGCAAGGAGGATCGCGACAATGGCTGACGAACTGTCGCAGAAAACATGCCGGTTCTGTGGTGCGACCATCCTGGTCGCACCGTACTGGCCGCATGACCGGATATCCGAGTCGACAGGTTGGCATGTGACGATGTGGGACGAAAGGAAACAGTACGACCGTCACTACGCTTGGACGTGCGGTCCGTGCATGAACGAGAAATACGCAAATGGTGCGAGGATCAGTGGTGACGACGGTTACATGGAACTTCATTTGCCCTAGGCGGCGGGCAGGGCCTGCTAATCCTCCCACAAGGCCGACGCAGGTTCCCGCCCGACCGCTGTTATCGAGGCGGCGAGCATTGCCATGCCGGTGTTGGACGTATCGCAGGATGCCAGGACGCTGGCTACCCCTTGCGGGGCGATACGGATGCAGCGTGCGGAGAGCTACGCATGTGATGGGTTCGACTCCTGTCGTCGCCAGTTACCGAAAGGAGGTGATACTGTGAGATTTCTTTCTTTGTTCTCAGGTATCGGTGGATTTCGATCTTGGCCTTGAGCGTGCCGGCTGGCAATGCGTCGGCCAGTGCGAGTCAGGCCAAAAACTTGTATTGCTTTCCGTCAAAGATAATTCGGCCTTCTTCCATAAGTTTGTAGCAGATTTTTTCGAGTTGAAAATGGATGCTTTTGTGTTCAACACGAGTACAAATCAAGAGATTTTCTATTCGGTTATCATCTTTGATTCCATTGATATGGTTAACTACCTCGTTAGGCTTCAATCGCCTTTTTGCGTTTCTCTCGGCAACCAAGACATGCTCAGGAACATATTTGTTGTAGCCTCGACCTGGAGCGTAGACCATGACGTATCCCCATCGGTCAATAAATCGCCCGCCGTTCCAAGATGGATGGTCCTTACCTCTGAGTATCGGCCGGCAAGGCAATGGTCCGCACCCTGCCTTGCGGCGGTGGTATTGGAGCGTCTGATAGTACGCTCCAACAGATTTGGCGATCGCTCTAAGGCTTTCGCCGTCAGCCAGTCTCTGCTCGATTTCATCTACAGTAATCGTAGTTTTTGTCATACAGGTATTATACAAATAAATCTGCCATGCAACAACTAACTGTACTTAGTCTGTTTAGCGGAATTGGTGGACTCGATCTGGGGTTAGAGAGGGCGGGTATGCGGATCGTTGCCCAAGTCGAGATTGACGACTTCTGTCGTCGCGTGCTGGCCAAACACTGGCCGGACGTGCCGCGGTGGGACGACGTGACGACGTTGGATTGTGACGAGGTGTTGCTGAAGTGCGGGCCGATCGACGCTGTTGTCGGCGGAGTACCGTGCCAGCCGGCGAGCGTGGCAGGGAGGCGCAAAGGTGGGACTGACAGCCGCTGGCTCTGGCCAGCTGTTTTGCGAGTTGTGCGGGAGATCAACCCCGTGTGGGTGCTGGCAGAGAACGTGCCTGGACTCGTTAGTCTGCCAGGTGGAGCGTTTGACGGGATTCTCTCCGCCATCGAGACAATGGGTTACGAAGTCCAGACGTACTGTTTTGGTGCTGGACATGCCGGCTCGCCCCACCAGCGGAGGCGAATATGGTTGGTTGCCCACACTGACCGTGTGTCAACGGGGGAATCGGAGCAGTTACCACAATGCGAAGTATCGTCCGTCGTTGCAGCAGATCGCTCGTCGTGGCTGGCTCCCGATGCTGCAAGCACAAGACGCAACGGGCGGACCGAACAAGATAACAGCGGACAGGAAACGCAACACACGCGGATTCTCACTGATGATGAAGGACATAGCTGGGGGCTGTCTATGCCCCCGCTTCTGCGAGGCGTACATGGGGCTCCCCGATTGTTGGACCGAACTGCGAGAGTCAAAGCCCTAGGCAACAGCGTAGTGCCAGCCTGTGCCGAGATGATCGGCCGGGCGATATTGGAGGGGGAACGCAATGAGCGATGACCTGCCGCCGCTGCTGGACGACGACATCGACGAATGGCTACTCATATTAAAGGAGTCATCCTACGGCCAGATAAATCACCATCTGTTGACGCGGGACTGTGTACGAGTATTCGCCGAACTCCGTTGCCTACGTGTGGAGTTGGCAGCGGCTCTCGAAGTGCTGCAATCAATTGTTGCGTCCGACGGTGTTGTGTCGTTTCCATTGTTCGAGGAAATCGAAGGGGTACTTAAAAGACATGGCCGTTGACAACCTGCCGCCGCTGACGGACGAGGAATTTGCGATCCTACAGGGATTCCCCGCGTTTGTTCGTAGCAGCAAAACGTCTGCAAATATGCAAAAACTGGCTAACCATATCGAAAAAGCTGTAGCCGAACTCCGCCGCCATCGCGCGACGCTCCCGTGCGGGCATCCTGCTGGGTGCGTGCGAGGCGAGACTACGCTTTACTGCGGCTGGTGTGCGGACATGGTACGTCAGGCTGTAGTGGCGATCCACCAGGAGAAGCTGCCATGCGGGCATCCGGCGGGGTGCGTCGGCGATGATGGATCGTGCGGCTGGTGTAAGGATGCGGCTGATGCGGAAATCTATCGGTACTCGTTGAGGGCAAAAGGATGAGCGACAAAATCGACTGGGACGCGGTGCAGGCCGCGTGCGATGCGGCGACAAAAACGCCTTGGTATCTTGACGAAATTGACAACATTGGCAACGAGTTGACTGTCGATCTAAGCCGGGTGTCATACTCTGGCGACGTCGTTATCGATACGTTGCAGCATCACGATGCCGTATTTGTCCATCTCGCCCGCACCGCACTCCCCGCCGCGTTGGCGGAGCGGACGCGTCTACGGGAGTTGCTGCGATCGCTCGAATGGAGCGGTATCTACAGCTATTGCACCGGTTGGCCGTGCTGTCCGGTGTGTAAAGGAATCAAGCCCGGAGTCGGTGAAGACAATCCGCCCACGTACCAACGCCATCATGTGAATTGCCGGTTAAAGGAGGCTCTCCGCGATGACTGACGACGAGTATCTTGCGATGGCGAAGAACATTGCCTTTATGGGAATGCCAGATATGTCTGACAAGCTGCAAGAGTTGCTGGACGATCGGAAGCGGCTGCGGGAACTGCTTAGTCGCGTCGTGTCTAACGGCAACGAAGATTTGCTTCCGCTTGAGATTTACAACGACATTGGCAGGGAGTTAGGCTATGAGTGAACCAACCCGCGAAGAGATCGTGCAGGCGGTATGCGAGATGCTCGCCATCGACAACAACAGCACAATGCCCTTGACGGCAGTGACGACCCGAATGGAGCTGATTGAGGCCGCGGCGATCCGCTATCGTGACGTGTGCCGGGAGCAGGCGCGGTTGCGGGAGTTGCTGCGACGAACTGTTGACCATTTGTGCTCGCTAGATGACGAGGGTGCGCAGCTACAGGATGACATATTCCAGGAGATTGGTAATGCCTGAACCAACCCGCGACGAGGTTGTAGCGGCGGTGTGAGCGCTGCTACCGTGCTGTTATCCAGTGTTCCTGGATGGCTACCCGGCATATGCTACAGATCGTTCTGGCAGTGATCTTCTCAGTGCCATCGAATCCGCCGCCCTCCGCTACCGCGACGTGTGCGCGGAGCGGGACGAATTGACACGAAAACTGGAAGTGATGCGTGCGGCTCTTGGATATAGCGTCGACGAACAGATTTTGTTGGCTGATGAACTCGCCGCCACCCGCGCGACGATCGCGAAGCTGTTGGCAGTGCCGGACCAGCTTTCCGAGTGCGACCGGTTGCGACCTATCGCCTGCTACCGGACGGCCTGGCCGAAATGCTGTGCGATTTTCAGGGAAGCCCTTCTCTCCATCGTTGACGATCCAGTCCACGGCCAGACGCACGGCGATTCCGCCGCGTGCGCGACGGCGAACGCGGCGGATGAGCTGCGGCGGAAGGATGGGGAACGAATGAGCGATTATGGCGAGCCTTGGAGCGTAGACAAATGTTATGATCTGGTCGACCGCGACCAGAAAGAAGTAGCATTGGAGCATACTTCTTCGGAGCGATTCCGCCGTGCAGCCACTTGCGTCAATGGATGTTGTGGCATCGAGTCACCGGAGACGACCGTGCCGGAGCTGGTGCGGCTGGTGCGACAAATGCTAGGTTTTATGACGGTTCCGCCAACCAATTTCGATCCCACTTTGCCACCTCCAGGAAAAATTGAAATACTGCTAGCAAAGTGCAAAATGGTGCCGGAATGAATCGAATCATCCACATTGGATGAGTTGAGTGTTTCGAATGTTTTTAAGGGGATTGCGTCATGGCGAAGAAATCAGAGTCATTGGAACTTCAGATTGTCCGCGTCGATCGCGGGCAGGTCTCGTTCTGCATCTTGGGGACGACGCCGATCATATTGAATCGGATGTCGGAAAAGGCCATGCACGAACTGTTGATGCCGCGGAAGAAAACGGCGGCGGATAAGGCGCAGAATCTCAAGCACGATCCGATGGCGGAGTTTCTGGCGTCACCGTACCTTGATCTGTCCGACGATGGGCCGACGTACATTCAGCACCTATCGTCTGCGTTCGGAGCGGCATTGCGGAACGCGGCATTGGACGTGCCGGGTTCATCAAAGGCACAAATCGGCCGGCTCGCATGGGTCGAGGGTGAGCGGGTGTCGATCTATGGTGTGCCACAGATGCTGATGAGCGTGACGCGATCGGCTGACATGAACAAAACGCCTGACGTTCGGACGCGCTGCATCGTGCCGAGGTGGGCTGCGTATATCACGGTCAGCTTCGTGATTCCGCAATTGAATGCGACGGCAATCACGAATCTGTTGTGCAGCGCCGGCATGTCGCAAGGCATCGGCGATTGGCGACGGGAAAAAGGAAAAGGCAACTACGGATCGTTTGAACTTGTTTCCCAGGATCATCCGGAGTTTGCCAAGATCATCGCGACTGGCGGCCGTGCGGTACAGATCGATGCGATGGCGAAGCCGGAAAGTTACGATCGCGAAACGCAGGAACTTTTTTCGTGGTTCCAGGAGGAACTTCAGCGACGTGGTCGTGAAGTTGCTGTTGGGAACGGCAAAGCTGCACGGCGGACGAAGGCGACATTGCCGATTCCAGCTTCTGAGGAATAGTCGCGGCTGGGCTTGTCACGGCGAGTTGAGTCCTGTTGCGGCCGGTCCGGGCGGGGCAAGGAGAGGCGAGTTACGGCTGGCAAGTCGGGTCCTGTTGCATCACGTCCCGTAGCGTTGAGTCGTGGCAAGTCCGGATCAGGCATGGTTTCGCTGGCGTGTTCCGTCTGGTCCGGACAAGATCCGGCGGATTAAGTCGCGGTTGATCTTGGTGTGTCCATGCACGGCTGGCGAGTCGAGACTTGTCGCTGCGGGGCTGGTCCTGGTGGTTTTCGTTTTGGCACGGCTGGCATGGTCTGTCCTGTCCCGTCGGGGCAAATCATGGCTAGATGAGTTTAGGCAAGGCTGGCGTGGCCGGTTATCTCACGTCGGGGCATGAAGCGGCAAGTAAAGTCATGGCACGGTTTCCTTTTTTAGGAGTCATCAATGAACGACAAACGAAAAGCGATTGTCGCGAGGCTCGAAAATATCGCAGCACGAACTGGCGGGCGGATTACTCCGTCCGCCGTCGTTGAGGACGCACGATCAGCGACAAGTCCGCTGCATGGTCTGTTTGACTGGAGCGACAAATCCGCCGCGGCGAAGCACCGGCTCGACATCGCGCGGCGGATCATTCGATCCGTTCGGGTTGAAGTCCATACGTCGATTACCGATATTTCGGTTCCGAGTTACATTCGTGATCCGCGACTTTCGGAAAGCGAGCAGGGATACTGCCCGACGGTCAGCATCAAGGACGATGCCACGATGGCAAGCGACGTGTTGCAGCGTGAGCTAACGGCAATGATCGGATTGCTGACACGCTCGTATGGTATCGCGGAAGTAATCGGCGTTTCGGCAGAAATGTCCACCATCCTTCACCGAACGCGGTTGCTGCGCGAGTTGCTCGTTGAGCGTGCGGCGAGTCGCAAAAACGCTGGTAAAGCGGCTTCGGCCGCGGTGCCGGCGGGGTAATTGGCGCGGCATGGCGGGGCTTGGTTGAGTCCCGTCTCGTTTTGGCGTGGCGCGGCTGGTGATGTTAGGCAAGGCGTTTCCTGGTTTGTCGCGGAGAGGCTGGCGAGTCAGTACCGGTTCTGTTTCGGCACGGTGGGGTAAGGCACGGCTGGCTTGATTAGTCGTGTCTCGGCTCGGAGAGTTATGGCTGGCGAGTCAATCCCGGCAAGTCAGATCCGGGCGCGTCGCGTTTAGGCACGGCTGGCGAGTCC